CGTAATTTATTCGTTTGCAGACATGATTACTAAGTTTCTGACCGAAGGTACAACTCCTAACTTAAAGGTACTCATAGTAGATGAGGCCCAAGACTTAGCTGAACTTAACTGGAGATTGGTTGAAAAGCTAGCCAACAGCGTTGAACTGGTATACATCGCCGGAGATGACGATCAAGCTATTTACGAATGGAACGGGGCTAAACCTAAACGTTTTATAGATTACGAAGGTACAAAGATTGTTTTGGACCAATCATTTCGAGTGCCCAGAAAGGTACACGACGTAGCAGAAACTATTTCTAAAAAGATAAAAGCTCGTGAAGAAAAAACTTACAAGCCCAGAGAACAAGAAGGCACTGTTAATGAAGTGCCCTCGATAAATTTATTGCCTTTGAAAGAAGGTCAGTGGTTGGTGTTAGCCTCCTGTGACTACATGTTATCGGATGCTGGCAAAGGGTACAGTATTAGAAAGTATCTAATCGACAATGGGTTTCCTTTTTCTCACAATCACTATCGTTATATACCTTACAAAATGATCTCAGCTATGACTGCTTGGGATAAACTAAACACTGAGGGTAAGTTAACAGTAGGTGAATTAGGGGATTTATATTCTTATTTAGGCAAAGAACATGTTAAACGAGGTTTTATAACTAAAGTATTAAATGAAGAAAACAAAGCACAAGAAGTAACGACACAACAAATAATAGATATGTACGGACTAAAAGAAGAATGTTTAGCTAAGGATTGGCAAGACATTTTTACTAAGAGCATTGACGTGCAACGTCGAGCTTTTATTGAGAAAGCAAAAGCAAACAACGAGGATTTGTTTGGTGAGCCTAGAATAGCTATCTCTACTATTCATCAAGCCAAAGGTGGAGAGGCAGAGAATGTTGCTGTATTGCTGGATTTATCTCCTGCACAGCAAGAGGATTTTATTTTAAAACCCGATGGGCTGCACCGACAATTTTATGTAGCAGTGACTAGAGCATTAGAAAATTTGTATTTAGTTAAAGCTAGAAACGACAACTATAGGTATTTAGTATGAGCGTATTTAAACCAGCAACTGAATGGATTGCACCAGACACTTTTCCTACTGAACTATTAGTAAAGTCTAAAGAAGTAGCAATAGATTTAGAAACTAGAGACCCAAACCTTATGTCCATGGGTCCTGGTTATATTAGAGGTGATGGTGAAGTCGTAGGTATTGCCGTGGCTTGCGATGGGTTTGAGAACTACTTTCCATTTGGCCATGAAACTGGTTTCAACTTTCCTAAAAACAAAGTGGTTAACTTTATTAAGAAAGTTTGTGCCAGTGACAACGATAAAATATTTCACAACTCTACTTACGATGTAGGTTGGCTAGAAGCTTTGGGCATAAAAGTTAACGGTAGGATTATTGATACTATGATTATTGCACCTCTGGTGGATGAGAATCACTATTCATATTCGTTAAATGCTTTGGGGCGTATGTATTTAAATGAAGGCAAGACTGAGACAGAGTTAAATGAAGCTGCAGCAGAGTGGGGACTCGATCCAAAAGCTGAAATGTGGCGTCTACCCTCGGCTTATGTAGGCACTTATGCTACTCAGGATGCAGCGCTCACACTAAAACTCTGGAATTATTTTAAGGTAGAGCTAGAAAATCAAAACCTTTGGAATGTGTTTGATTTAGAAATGGATGTCTTGCCTTTGATTATGGATATGAAACGCACAGGGGTACGCGTGGATTTAGAACGTGCGGAACTAATTAAGAAAGATTTAATTAGTAAAGAGAAGAAACTATTGAAACAGATAGAACAAGACTCTGGAGTAAAAGATATACAAATCTGGGCAGCACGTTCATTGGCAAAAGTATTTGATGCTTTGAAATTAAGTTATCTGCGTACACCTACTGGACAACCTAGCTTCACCAAAGCTTTCTTAGAGAATCATACGCATCCAGTAGCCGCTATGATTAGAGAAGTTAGGGAGCTCAACAAATCTCACAGCACATTTATTGATTCTATTTTAAAACATGAGTACAAAGGCAGGATACACGCAGAGATTAGACAGCTCAAAGGTGAATCTGGTGGCACAGTCACTGGTCGGTTGTCCATGAGCAATCCAAACTTACAGCAAGTACCAGCACGTAATAAACGTATTGGTCCTTTGATTCGCTCGTTGTTTCTACCGGAAGAAGGAGAGCGCTGGTGTTCGGCAGACTTTAGTCAGCAAGAGCCAAGAATACTAACGCACTACTCAGATTTATCTAAGTATGAAGGAGCAGATATTATTGCGGATGCCTATCGAGAAGGCGACGCAGACTTTCATCAAGAGGTGGCAACCTTGGTAGGTATTGATCGAAGCACAGCTAAAACCATTGGTTTGGGTATTATGTATGGTATGGGTAAAGGTAAACTAGCTGATCAGTTAGGAGTTACCCTGGATGAAGCAGCAGAAGTATTGAGTAAGTTTAATACTTATGCTCCCTTTGTGCGTCAGTTAGCTGACTCTGTCATGCGTAGTGCAAATCAAAAAGGTTACATTAAAACTTTATTGGGTAGACGTTGTCACTTTGATATGTGGGAACCAGTGAAGTATGGCACGGGTAGACCGATGAAATACAAAGAAGCTATACACGAGTATAATGGTGAAATAAAAAGGGCTTTTGTTTATAAAGCACTAAACAAACTAATTCAAGGTTCTGCGGCAGACATGACCAAAAAGGCTATGGTGGACTGTTACCAAGCAGGTTACATGCCACTGTTACAAGTTCATGATGAGCTTGTCTTTTCTGTGGCCTCGGATGAGGACGTAGCAGAGATAAGTAAACTTATGGAGGATGCTGTACCCTTGTGTGTACCTAATAAGGTAGATGCAGAGGTTGGCAAAAACTGGGGTGACTCGATGGAGTCATCAAACGATTAACTAAAATTTGAGGATCAAATGGATACTACAAAGTGGAAAAGCGTAGCAATACGTAAAGAAATAGTTGAACTGGCTGCTGACATTGGTGAGAAGACAGAACGACCTACGAGTAATGTATTTGCCTTCGCTGTAAAACGTCTTGCTCAAGAGATGAAAGAAGGTAAATTGAAAGAAGTGCCGAAAGTATGAAGCATGTAATTAAATACGAGTCACCTTATGAGTACGGTGATTTTTCTAGTGAGGACAGAGCTGAAGGAAGGTTCTATGACTGTAACGGAGAAAAATTACCGTCGGTGACTACGATTTTATCAGCGACAAAAGAAGATAACGACGGAATAAAACGATGGATAGAACGAGTTGGTGAAGAAGAAGCAAACAGAATAAGACAAGAAGCAGCGACTCGTGGAACTAATATGCACTACATATTAGAGAAACAAATAGTCAACGGAGATCTTTGGGATTATCGTCCTGATACGCCTGATGAAAAACAAGCCTACAAGATGGCGTGTAAAATTATGGATGAAGGGTTTCCCAGAATAGGACAAATCTATGGTTGTGAAATATCTTTGTACAATCCTGATAAGTATGCAGGAAAAGCAGATGCTATTGGTTTGTTTGAAGGCGAGCCTACAATTATGGACTTTAAACAAACCAATAAACCTAAACGTCGTGAATGGATTCAAGATTATTTTTGTCAATTAGCAGCGTATGCTTTAGCTCACAATGAATTGTATGGTACAGATATAAAGAAAGGAGCTATTTTAATGTGCTCAGTAGATTTAATTTATCAAGAGTTTGTAATACAGGGAGATGAGTTTAAACGTTGTGCAGACCTTTGGCTGGAAAGAGTAGAAAAATTTTGGTCTACTCATAAGGATTTAACAGCTCAATCATAACATCTACATTGTCTAATAAACTAAACTCTTGTCTTTCATAAACGTCATAAATAGCATCTAATTTGTCTTCGGGAAAAACTCTAGGTTCTCTAGATATTAAACCTTCTTTTTGCATCTGTTTAGTTGATTTATTGTATTTATCTTCTGCAGTTTCTGAATAATTAAAAGGAGTAAATTTACCTTCTGTCAAAGCTTTAGCAAATTTACGGCCCAATCTTTCTTCTATTTGTTTATCTAAATCTTTTTTAAATTTTGAATAATTAGGGTTGTTAATTCTAGCTAAAGAAAGCGCAGCTAGATAATTTAAATAAAGTTCTTGTTGCTCTATAAAAGTTCCTTTTTGTGCAAAATGAAATTCTTTTACTAAGTCTTCTTCAAATACAGGCCCCCCTTCGTAGGTTAATTTTTCAAATAATCTTTCTGCTTTATCTATATTTCTTTTTGCTTTATTTATTATGAAAGGCATTGTTCTAGCAATATCAACTTCAGAAATTTTAACTCCAGCAAAAGAGTTCATGGCGTCGTCAAAATCTTTTTTAGTGTTGTATTTGTTAAAAGAATATTCATCTGGAGTAAGACCTTTTTTAACATCCATAAGCGTTTGAAAAAATCCAGGCTGTCCTGTTTTAAAAGCATGATCAAATAATAACCCAACATATTCATCCCAACGTCCTTCTTTTAACAGTGCGGGACTTGCAATTCTATCTCTACGAGTAGGATCTATTAAATCAAGTTGTATTTCCGGAGCAATAGATAAACTTAAAAACACTTCTGCAAGTTCATATATGGCTTCGGCAAAACCTTGACCAATAGATTCTAAAGTTGGTTCGTCTATTTCTTGTCCTTCTTTTATATTGGCTATTACTGTTTCTCCCATTCTAGCTATGGTGTCGTAAACTAAAAAATGACTCCCATCAATATATCTAACTACACCTTCTTCAACTTCTATTGGTATTAATTTACTGTTTTTAGAAAAATCAGGCGCTAACTTTCTAAGGTATTCTATATCTTCTTCATCCATGTTTGCTGCTGCCATTCCTATTTTTTGTGCAATAGTACCTAATCCAGCCACCATAAAACTCATTCCAAGTATGCCTCTAAGTCCTTGCGCCTGTGTTTTTCTATTTTTATTAAAAGTAGCTTCTAAGGCACCAATACGATATGCGTTTGCAGCTGTTCTTATTATTTCAGAAGGAAAAGCTACAAAAGGAGCAAGAGGAAGTTTTTTTCTTAAAAAATCTACTCCTACTCCTACGTAATCATAATTAGGAATAGTGTTTCTAACTATATAAGCGGCTGTTTTTTTAGTTACTATATCAAAATCTTTTGTGCTAATTTTCACTCCTAAACGCGTAGCAAAATCATATAAATCTTGTTTACCTTCTTCAGTTTGTGCAAAATTTCTTTTTAATCTATTTAGTTCTCCATAAAAAGCAGCGGTTTTCCAAAAATCATCTGCTGCTTGATAAACTTTTGTTGCTCCTCTACCAACTTTAGTAACAAATCTAATTGGTTCAAAAGCTTTATCTAATAAAAACCCTCCAGCATTTTTACTATTTGATCTTAAATAAGCATCAAGTTCATTAATAGTTTTAAATGATCCAGCAGCAACTTCTTGAAAAGATTCTATTAATTCTCTTCCGGTAACGGTTGTATTAATTACACCTTCTTCTTTTAAAAAATTTGTTTCTTGATTAGCTTTTTCAACATTTATAGTTGCTTTACCATCTCGTGTATAACCACCACCTAATTCTTGATAAACAACACGAGCTCCTGCTGGGAGATCATTCCAAAGTCTTCCATTTCTATGCGCATAAAACATACTGGCGGTAATAAAGTTTCTAGATTGAGCTAAAATACTGTAGACAGTTTTAAAAGATTGAACTGCAATTTTTGGAACCATTACAAAACCTTCATATAATCTTTCTACAAAAGTTTTATCTTTAGGCACAATACGCAAAGCTTCTGCCATTTCTTTTGTAGTATACAAACCGTCTAATGGAGTATCATCTAAAGGAACTAAAGTATCATATTTACCGCTCGGTGCAGTGGTAAACATACGTGTTCCTATTTCTTGATTAATTTCTTTTAATTTATTATAGAATCTGTAGTTTTCAACAAAAGTGACTAACTTACTTGCAGTAGTTAGAGCCACTTCTGATGGATCTTTAAACTCTCCGAAAAGTCTTTTGAAAGCTTTTGGCAAACCTTGTTTTTGAGATAAAAATTTTTCTATGGGTGAAATGGTTTTTTGACTTGCATCAACTTTATACATAGATTGTAAAATACCCTTACCAGATATCTGTCCTTCATTTAAAGATTGATCTATAAGTTCATTAACTAATCTTCTTGCATCTTTGTTAGAAAGATTAGGACTTATGTTTTGTATTTCAGAAACAGCTTCATCATAAATACCTCGCATTTCTTTATTAGGAGCAAGTCGATTCCAAAGACTTCTTGGATTCCAACCTAAGCCTTCTTCAAATAATTTGTATTGTTCTGTAACGTAAGAACCCATTGTGCCTCTAATTATGTCTTTGGCTGGCTCTTCTTCTAAAGTTATCTCACCTGTTCTGGGGTCAGCTTTTCTAACTTTTTTAACTTTATCTAAAACCTCTGCTGGCATTTCATCTAATAATCTTTGTGATAAACGATCAATCATGGCACGCATACCAATTAAAGGGCCTCTTAGTTTAGGAGGTAGTTTGGCTAAAGTAACTTCGTTGGTAGCAACTCCATCGCGTTGATCTTGTTGCAAAGCTTCTATTTGTTTGTCCAAATGTCTAATTGCAGCTTCATTAGTGGCATTATCTCTTTTAGTTTGTAAAGCATTTATTTGTCTAGCTATTATTTCGATAACAGGATCTCCAGGAGATAATCGTTTGCGTGTGTATCTACTTGTCAGATAGTCCAAACCTAGTTGGTTTATGGTGTCTTCGTTCATGTTTAAAGTTCCGTCTCTAACCGCACTATTTTTTATATTTTGATATTCTTGAAATAAAAATTGCATAGAATTGTTAATAGCTCTTATTCGACCCATTCTTGATCTGTTTGCTTCAAAAAAGTCAGGAGTGTAGCCTCTTTGTGAACCAAAAAGTTTACTAAGAAAGAATCTGATACTATCAGTGTAAGTTTCTTTAAATTGAGGATAGTCCGCTTTTTTTATTGTTAGAGTATCTATATTAATATTTTCGCCAAAGTTTTCCATTTCAAACTCCCCATAAGTTCTTCCAGAACTTTGTTCTCGATAAATAAATCTTTGCACGTTTCCTTGGGTTTCTAATTCTTTTTCAAAAACATATTTTTGTCCGTTCACATCTACACTAAAACCAAGAGCCAATCCACGTTCTGGATTTTCTGGAGAGATTTCTTCTAATAAAGTTCTTTCTTGAGCTTCTGGATTTTTATCAATTAAAATTGTAGTAGTTCCTTTTTTATTTTCTAATTTATTAGCGGACCTATCTAAATAAAATTTTTGTTCAGCCAATTCTTTAATTAATATAGGAGTAGGTTGATTTATATCTCTAGCTTGATCAGGAGTGCCATAAATGCCTGGTAGAAGTTCTCTAGCTTTCATTTCTAGCTCTCCTCTAGATAAATCATTAAACTCTAAAAGATTGTTTTCAAACTGTTCAGATGTGAGTAAAAATCTACTGCTAGGACTTTGCATAAATTTAGCGTCCACTCTCTGAACAGCTATCTTATTTATTAAATTTTCTAAACTTCCCCTTATGTCTAGTCCCATATCAGACCCTATTTTTCTAATTGCAGTTGCATCTAAATAATTTAACGCCGCTTTTTCTTTTCTAATTTCATCTGCTCTGTTTAATTCTGGGAGGGTAGCTCTTTGCACGTTTTCTTTTCGATTAGCAACAAAACGTTCTGAAAACTCTAGGGCTTTTAAATCAGCTAAAATAGCTTCCTGAGATTCTTGAGTAACATCTATAGGAACGGGTCTAACACTAGCATCTGGTCTATATCTATCTAAAATAAACTCAACCAGTTGTTCTCTAGGCATTTGTTCTAGTCCTTGGTCAATTACAAATTGATTTACTTCGGCTTTTGTTTGACGAGCGTTTTCTTCGTCTAATTGTTTCGCTAAAAACTGTCTTTTTGCATCTCGGCCTTGAATATAACCAGAAGGCAGTCCAACTGTTCCTCCACCTATGGTGCCTAAAGCAAAAGCGTTTACAAGTCTAGAATAATATTCGTCTTCTTCTAAACCTATTCCTGTTCTAGTAGTAGCAAGAATATCACTAATTACTTCTTGAGAGGCTTCTACTGTGCCCTCTGCTATGGCACCTTTTGCTGTTTGATAAACCGCTTGTTTAGCGACATTTGGAGCTACTCCCTTTGTAACAAATTTATCTACAATCGCATCTAAAGTCTCTGTATAAATCGGGCTTTCTTTAACAAGTTTTTTAAAGTTAGGTCCTAAAGCTATTGTAAGTCCAAGCACGTCTAGAGCAGATAGAGCAAGCCCACCAGCCAAAGCAACATCACTACTTTCTACATCTGGACCGGCGCGAGCTTCTATTTCTCTTTCTATCTGACCAACATTTGCAAGGTAGGTAGGCGCAATTATGCCTAAACCAGTGGTAACAATTCTTGCTGGGGGTGGTACGGGCGCTCTAGCTCCAATAGCAGCTCCTGCTAAAGAAAGAAATATAGACGGAATTACTTGAGGCAAAGCATCTGTAAAAACATAGTCAACTAAATCACCAGGACTTTTAATGTCTTCGACCATCATTGGTCTGCCCAGCTTCTCTTGTATTCGATCCCTATATTCTATGCCTTCATTTGCTCTTTCTATTAAAGCGCTGTTATCAAATTGTTCACCTATGGCTCTGACTCCAGCCCAGCTACTACCTTGTAAGTTTTGAATTCCCCTGTTTAAATTATCTAAAAAAGTAGGGTCTTCGCTTATTGCTTCTTGATATTCTTCTAAAGAAATCTCTCCTAAGATATATTGGCTTTGAAGTTCTTCTTTTTGAATTTGTGAAAGTGCCATAGTCGCCCTCCACTATTTTATTCTAACTTTAAAAAATCTTCTTGAATTTTTTCATAAGTTGGTATGAGATCAATCTCCTTTCCTTTTGCCATTGCTTTTCTGTAAAACTCTGCAAAAGTTACGTCTTCACCCTGAAAAACTTTTGTTTGAGTGTAGAAGCCAGTTGGGTCAAAAGCAGCTGGTATTGGAATACCTAGTTTAATAAATTCTTCAAAAGCTTTCTCGGCACCATCTCTTGCAGCTATCCTTTGAAAAAGTTCTTGTTGTGCTAATGGTCCACCAGCAGCTAAATCTCTTTCAGCAGCACTTCCCGTAATGCCTTGTTGTGCAGCTAACCCTATCATGGCCGCATCTGCTTCACTTGCAGCTTTTCCTCCAAGTGTTTGAGCTTGACCTATAACATCTAAAGCACCACTAATTCCGCTTTGTAAAGTCTTACCGCTTAAATTTGCTCCGGCTCTTATTCTGTTAGCAGCCTCTATTAAATTTTGATAATAAGGATTAGCTGTTGCGAAAGTGGCTTGTCCTCTAAATAATCCACCGTTTTCCATTTTAGCCACTTGTTCTTGAACCGGTTGAACTCCTTGTTGAGAAGCTTCTACCGCTTCTACCGCGCCTTCTGCAGCTGCAGCTGTTGCATTGGCTATACTTTCTATTGCTGGGAACTGAGCGCTTATAGTCATTTCAAAGTCATCAGTTAAAATAGTTTTGTCTTCTTCAGTAGGTATGACTCCAATTCTATTAGCCATATCAGTAACCTGTGCAGCAAATCTTGAGTCTAAATCTTGCAAAATTGGAAAAATCTCTTGAAGGGCTTGATCGGGAATATTTGCACTTTCATCTAAGTTTAATTCTCTAAACATAGATAAAAGCTCTTGTTGTAAAGATTTTCTTCTACGGTCTACTATCTTGTCAAAAGATTTTTTAGCTTCGCTTGTTTCAACAGGATCTTCTTCATTAATTTTACCGACGATAACCTCAGACTCATCTTCTTGAATTGGAGCAACAGGTGTAGACACACTACCTTTAACAGTCTGTACCATATTATTTAATACTGCGTTTATCTCTGGGTCTCCTTGATCAAATACTTGTGGAGAGATACCTGGTGTTCCGTCAGGGAAAGGCACACCTTGAGGTGTGGTGCCTTGAGTTAGATTAATTGCTTTTTCAGCAGGAAAAACTTCTCCTCCATTTTTATAACGAGGAATAGGTGCTAAACCAGAAACTATACCTTCAGGCAAATCGTAAAACATTTTTCTATTACGCCAACTCATTACTAAACACCTCTCCTAAGTTGAGCTGCCAGTTGAGGTGATAGTAAAGGCACTGGCGCTATTGGTCTAGTTAATCCTCCAATTCCTCCGCCTTGTATAAAACCTAATGTTTGAGCAAATCTATCTGTGCCAGGAAGAGCTTGATAAGTAGTGGTCGCTCTAGTAGTAGGCAACATACCAAGCATGCTTTGTAAATTCTGTAGTCTTTCTCTAGGTTCGACAGCAGTTCTTTGTGCAGCAAGAAATCTAGCGTCTTGAATAGCTTGCTCTATGCCTCTACCTGTAGCTCCTAGACTACCTAAAGTTTGAATTTGATTTTGTAAATTTGCTAACCCAGTAGTTCCTAGCCCAGCAAACTGTTGACCAGCACTGCCCATATATCTACCTATGTTTCCAAATTGTTGCCCGATGGCACCTAAACCTCGACCAGCAGTTTGTGCTGCTTGTTGAGCTAATCCAAAACCTTTAGACCTAATACCACCAATAGCTTCTGCTAATCCTCTACCTAGAGCTCTATTTCTTTCAGACTCCATTAGTCTGCCACGTGAGCCACCAAAAGCGCCAGCACGAACTGCATTAAACCTGTCACCGACACCAGCTATGTCAGATTTTTCTGTTAAGTCTCTAATAGTTTGTTGTACTACATCTTGTTCAAATGGATCATAAAAAGCACTAGTAGCACCGGGTGCAAATAATCCTGCTGCTGCACCGAGTGCACCTGCACCTGCGCCTAGAGTGCTAAATCCTTGTTGCGCCATGTTTGCACCAGTTTGTAAAAAAGGTTGAAAGCCACCAAGGCCACTAGCTAATCCTCTTGCTTGTTGTTGTAAAGGGTCTAACCCTGCAATTCCTTGTATTGGCACGGGAGTAGGTTGCGTAGCTAAATCAAAAGCCGACTCTAGAAAATCACGTCTCATTCGAGCCGCAAATGGATCTTCAAAACCTACGGTGGTTGCTGGATTTAATAATGCTGACATTAGACCATCTGCTCCGCTTCTTTCATTAGTTTATATAAATTTCTTGCACCAAGGTTTCTAGTCGCTTTTCGTGTCATTACAAATTCTCCGGGTTCTAAAAATGCTGGCGTAATATCACCTGGACCATCGTCGTCCATTCTATCAGGATTTACGTCACCTCCAGCTTGTAAACTTATAATTCCTCCAGCTTCTGCTTGAACAACTGGTCTTACATTAGCATATTCTTGTCCTTCAATTAAAGCAGGTGTTAAATTACCTATTCTGTAGCTTGGTATGTTTGCAATTTGTTGAGGGGTATAACCAAAAGCAGATTGACCCATAGGCACTAATTCAGCCGGATCTCTACCTGTTGGTTGATCTAATATTTTTTTAATAATTGCTAAATTAGCTAAATTGTTAGCAGCGCCCCCACCAAATATTCCTTGATTTTGATTTTGATTTTGTCCACTGCCAAATATGTTATTAAGAAAATTTCTAAAATTTCCTATTCCAGAAGTCGTATTTACGATCTGTCCAGTTACTGGATCGCGAAACGTAGCTCCAGGAATATTTACAGTCTCTCCAATTTGTAAAGTTTCTGGGTTTGCAAAAACTCTAGCTAATTGAGGATTTGCTGCTTTTAATTGATCTAAAGTTAAATTATTTCTAGCAGCTATTTGACTTAAGGTATCACCTTGCACTGTTGTGTAATTTGCTGCAGGTATTGAACTAACACCACTACCTACGTTTATGCCAGGCGTGTTCATGGGACCACCAAACATACTAGCTACAGGATTACTAGGCGTGTTCATAGGACCACCAAACATATTACTAAATATAGTGCCTATTCCTTGTTGTGTATCTCCACCTCCAGTGCCTCCAAGAAGACTAGTTATACCGCCTCTTGCTTTAGCAAATGTGTCTAATATTCCACTGCCACCTAAAAAACCTGAGCCAATACCACTTGGTATACCAAGTGCACTTCCTAAACTACTAAGTCCTCCACCAATAATATTTCCAACTCCTGGTAAAACCATGGGTAGTACGACGGGAGCAACTTTTTTAGCTACCTTCTTTACGCTCTTAAATACTTTTTTTAAAAAACCAAACTCTGGCATACCTGTGATCGGGTTGATAGACATCCCTTCGCCAACGGTATACTCATTAGGATCTAGTCCTACTTGTTGCATTTCTTGGAATAAACGAGCTCTAGTTTCTGGGCTAATTACAGGCGGTACTACCATCTCTCCGGCAGCAACGTGAGCCATGTATGAGTCTTCGTCTCTGCCTAATGTTGCTATGCCTGTGCCACTATTGTCTATTTTATTCATACCATGTAAATTTTACCCTATATATGTTAAATGTTTTAAGGATTTTCTGCACTACTTTTTAGCCAAAAAACCAATAAATATCTATCACCAGACTGGACGGGTAGTCCTCTGTGCATGTGTGTAAAACTAGGGAATAGCATAGCATTTCCTATAGGCAAAGGATAGATAGTGCCTCTTTTAAAAAATTCAGTGCCTCCTCCTTCATATTCACCAGTATTTAAAGGCACAACCATACTTATATCAGCGTCAGCGTCGTGATGCCAAGCGCCTTGTTTTTTATCTTTTAAATTGTAATTAGCTATTTGTATGTTGCCTGTTGTTACATGACGATTCCAAATGTTTAAAAAAATAGGGTTGACTACGCTCTCTACCACAGTCATTAACGAATCAAATAACTCGGGACAATGTTCATTAAATACTATCTCGGGTATTTGTCGTAGTACATCTTCTTGTGGGTTAGGACTGAAATCAATCGTTTGTTCCATGTGTTTTACTTCATCGAGCAAGACGTCACAAAATTTTTTTGAGAACAAAGGTAAAGTGTAAACGTCAGGTACGGGTTCTTTTATGATTGCATCTAAAGGAGTTTTTTCTAAGTCCTTGGTCCCTAGCTCCTCGTAGAAGGTTATGATGTTACCTAACGAAGCTTTGGTTCTTTTTAAAGTATCTGGTTCTATAAACCAGTCGGCGGGATATTTTAGTAATAAGTTTTTAAACTCATACACTAGTTGTTCCTGCTAACACCTTTCATCTTTTCATATGACCTCAAGCCCCCCAGCCCGAGCATGCCCATAAGAATGGTGCTAAGTTGTGAAAACTCAAAGGTAGGCATAGATATTTGAACACCAGCTAAAACTAAAACAAAACCTAATATTGGTGAGATTACAAAATGATATGCTAGTGCTACCCCGCAGGTCCACCCTACAAAGGGACGCCAACCTGCGACAAACATACTCTTGTGTGCTGCTTCTTGTTTATTTATTTCTATCTGCGCTAAATTAGCTGAATGAAAAGCAGTCTTAAGTTCATGGTCTAGTTTAGCTTTTAAATCTTTGTCAGCTACAAATTTGTCAAGCACGTTGCCAGCTACGCCTACTATTGATTCAATCATTATTCCTCATACAAGTTGTTAAAAGTTATACTAGGGTCTAAGTAACTTTGATGTTCTTCAGCAGAGTGAGTCCATTGTGAAGGTGTAAAGTCAGGTGCACCCTGACCTGTAACCCATAACGCTGGACTAGTAGCCCTAACTCTATTATTAGGCAAAGCAACAAAGTTACCTTTCCACTTGCCTTCTTCGGTTATATATAATACGTGTGATTGTTTGTGTTGGGCAGGATCGTCAGCAATATCTGAGTCAGTATAGTCTACGGTGAACAAATATTTACCTTGATAAAAATCACCCCCTATCTTGCAAAGCCAAGGACTTGAGCTCACTCGATCCATAACTATAGTGCTATGCGTTCTTGATTCGCAGTCCCAAGGTTGAGCTAAATGATCTTCCATAGGTTCAGGCCATTCTTCTACAGGTATATCCGCTATCAAAGCTTGAATTGGCATCCGTGCCCACATAGCCCCACCGTGCACGTTTTTATCAGGATCGTCTTCTTCGCAACCAGTAAAGACTACTTGAAAGCTTAACGATCTATCAGGAATGGTGTTTACTGCAATAGCCAACGCATGAAGATACTCGCCATGATAGTCTTCGTGATTCGCCGTAAACTCTTTTCTTACCCAACACTTAAAGTGGGGTATATTACTAAGTAGAAAAGCCACTTATCTTTTTCTTTTCTTTCCGCCTTTTTTCTTGTACTTAGTTTTTTTCATAGCGGTAACTTTGCCGCCGTTTTTCATGTATTTAGTTTTTTTGTGACCTGGCATTTTGTCTCCTTGTCTTTGTGTTAATTTTAGCTACTGGAGGAAGTTTTATTGTTTCCAAAGGATCTAACGGTAAAGTTTCTCCAATAACACTTTTCTTTGTTTTACCAAACATAGTTAGTCTATTTTACTACCAGCGGGTACTATTTTACCACCTTTTCTTTTAACCATATCTTCGGCGACAACTTTAGATAAGTTCATGCCCATACGAAAAGGTTTGCCATCATACTCACCTACCACGTCAAATTTCATTCCTGTAGTCATAACTAGCTCCGTTAAGATGATCTGTAACCACCACCTCTTTTTTTATAAGTTCTCACTAACCAAGCGTTAGCATAAGCTGAAGGATAAACTTTAAATTTACGTTTAGCTTCTGCTTTTACCCTAGAATATAAAGCTGGATTGGTTGGCTTAGAACCACTCTTGCTTTTTGATTTTCTTGATTTTCTTTTTGTTGCGGCCATTTAACACCTCCATCTGCGTCTTGCTTGCCTTAATCTAGAATTAGGATTTTTTGCTGCTTTAGGAAACTTTTTCATTTGTCCCGCTGATCTAGCACAAAATGACTTTCTTCTAGCTTTCTCTTTTTTAGTTAAACCTTTTTTCTTTGTAACTGCTGTTTTTAATTTTGAACCTGGATTCTCTCGACGATATCTAGCCACTCCGGCTTTGGTCATACCAGCACCTTTTTTAGTGGGCCTAAAATATTTTTTAGTCTTTGGCGGTTGCTTGTCTCTATTTCTACGCATAAGTTGTTTTCTTTCTACGGTCTGACATTACCACACCACAGCCTTTGTGATTACGTTTTTTGTATTTTTTAGTGGTTTTACCCAGTTGCGCTCTAGAAATAGCCATTAGACAAATGTTTTAACGTTGGTCGGTTTGCCTCCTACTCCCTGTTTTTTAGCGCGTTTCCTTGAAACGGCTGACCTAATTTGAGCTTTTGTCATACGTGCTGCTTTTGCTTTAGGCACACACTTTGGATATTTTCTTTTGCGATCAGATTTAAGTTTTGTTCTACCACATTTTTTAAAGCCACCACCCTTTTTAGGTGCGCCTATGTCCACCCAATCTTCTTGAAACCATTTTTTAAGTCCAGTGCTCATTAAACTATTCTATAATTTTTGCCATCAAAAGTCATGGCTACTTTACGGTTTGCTCTGCCCACACAATGTTCGCACACATAAGATACATGTACCCAACCACTACGAGGATCAGTGCCATCATAATATTCTAAAATAATTTGATCGTATTCTAAATTTTCTTTTATGTAAGTAAATAAGTCATAGTTGTCCACCGTAGGTATTTCTATATCTACAGCTTGTCCCAAACAATGTTGGCTTTTAGCAGAACCGCCTATGGCTTTATTTAATTCTGGGCAACGATAACCACTATTAGGAGTAAAAGGTACTTTGTAATATTCACGCAAAGGTTGCACCACAGAAACACATAAACACTTTAAACTTTTAAAAATTTCTTTATCAGTAACAGAATTATCAATATTTTTTCTAGTAGCAGTTTGACTCTTAGTAAATTCTCTAAGAGTAAAATTATTACTTAGTTTTGTATCGTTGTTCCAACTTTTTTTAAACATTATGAAATAGTAACACTAATAGTACCTAAGCCAGCAGTCATACTAGGACTAAACCTAACTTTGGTTCCTATAACAGTAAGTATAGCAAAAGGTTCGCTAATATCAGCAAAGCCCACACCATCAAATACTTGTAGTGAATTAGTAGTAGTATTAAAAATAATCGTGCCTGGATTAAATACAGATTTGTCTCGCTCTGTAGTAGTAAATTGTTCTGTGTTGATAGGATCAAACTCACCTAAATTTATTTCTAAAATTCTAATTAACCTATTAAATAAATCTGGGGTTACTTCATTAATAGCTAAAGGCAAACTAGTATTTAATAGCTTAGCCATTACCTTCTACCGTCAGTTCTAATATCGTAACGTGTTGCCCCTAATCGCCAACCTACTCCTAAATTACCAGTATCACCATCGTTAGAGTTCACTCTAAGCACTGCTTGCCTACCTCTAGCTCTAATATGTCCTTGTTGAGTAGCAGGACTTACCGTAGAAGTTTGTCCAGAACTTAAAGTATCTCCAGGAAAGTTTCTAGTCTTTGTTACAATATTTACATTAGAAGCTGTATCATCGTCTAAAAATTTTACATCTGGCACAACTCGACGCAAGAAAGAAAAACTTTCACCATCACCAATATCAAAATCTCCTGACTCAATAAAGACATTTGTCATTTCAGAGCCATCGTCGTCAAAACCAAACTCGTGTTGAAATAAATAATTACTCCCAGCAGCTTGTGGATAGTTTTCTATATTAGAATCTAACCAAGCAGTTCTATTTAATTGTCCGTAGTACCATACTTGTTCTTGATAGTTATAAATAACATAGCGATCTATTTCGGTTGCACTAGCAGAAGGATAGAACCAACCTACTTCTGAATGTTTATTATTACTAAACCCATGTATTTTAAAAGCTTGAGTTTGATTAATATCACTAAAGACATAATTTCTTACTGCACAAGGTAGTTGTTTAACCGTACCACTATATATGTAAAAAGAATCGTAACCCATAAAGTACACACCATTAGGCGCCGTTACAGCTGCTTTTGGCCCAATCAATCCTGTATTTTCATTAATTAAATTTATTCCGAAAGTAAAAGGTGGACCAATAAATTGCATGCTGTACATGGCACTATCAGTGAAAACTATAATTTCTTGTCTAGCTTTTACAGCACCAATAATTTTAGAACCAGAAGATAGTCTTAGCTCTCCAGCTGTGTTAGTGGTCAACGTTTCAAACTCTAAAGGATTTTCTTGATCGCTAAAAGCTATAAGCATTGGATCTATTTCACCCGTTCTATCTCCAGTTGCGCTAAGTGGATCGCAACCAAAAACTATTAAATGTCTGTCTATCTCTGAAGTTAAAACTTGTAGCCCAACCGTTGGTACTTTGTTAGCACCAGTTTGAGTGTGTAGCTCACTAGCTCTAGTTGAGGTAGTATTATTTTCAACCCAACGATATATACCTCCACCTCTAGCATTAATAACTAAATCCTCACCATAATTATCGTGAGTCCAAATTCTTAAATTAGTTGTTGCAGTCTCTACCCCAGCACTTGCAGCTTCACCCCAACCGTTAAAATCATTAGCACTATCTGCATTGCCTGTAACTAATTGCACAGTGGCACCATCACTATGCGCTGCAGCTGTGCTTCCTTGTACGCCACGAGTACAACTACTAAGAGTATTTGTAGACACAGATCCTATAGTAATTAATTCTTCGCCTATCAAAATAGTGTCACTAGCCACAAATCCAGTGGCATCAGTTAAAATAATAGTGGTGTCTGAATTAGAGATACCGCCCGAATCATTTAAAGTAGTAGTCAAAGCCCCTTCAGTGGTACCTCCCCAAAGACCTGCGCCCCAACCTGTGGCAGCAACTACTGTATCTAGACCAGTGTTTATTTGATAAACACCATCAGTGCCAGAGCCACTATTACCAGTGTCACTACTATTAGCAGTTACAGTGCTCCCAGAAGTATCTTTAGCAGTAATTGTATAAGTATTACCATCAATAATACTTGCTATTTGATACTCTTGATTTAAAACAGTAGCAGTAATTAAACCCCCTAAACTAGCTGCTCCAGAAATAGTAACAAAATCATTTACCACTGCTCCGTGAGCACTATCGGTTACTGTTAAAGTAGAGGAACCATTAGTAGCAGCAAAGGTTATAGAGTTGGTGCTAGTTTTTCTAATTGGCGTAATATCATTAAACGCGTTGTTATTTTCAACGACATAATATTTTAAATGTGTGCCTACTCCTAAATATTTTGTTCCTGCTAGAGAAATAAAATTATGTAACGCTCTAGCGGTCCCTTCATAGGTAGCTGAGATTAATTTTTGCCAACCACCAAATTTTTCTGGTCTACCAGCACGAAATCTAATTAGATTACAATCAAACCAGCCAGGCTCATTATCATAAGCCGTGCCTTCTCGATTTATTCCAGGTTTAAAAACATATTTTTGTAGTGCCATTTTTTCATTTTACACGAAAAAATAAATTAGAAGAGAGTGATTTTTAACATAAACCCAGTAATTGTCAGCATGATTGTGCCAAAAAATACCAAGCCTCCTCTAATACTTTTGTTAATAGATTTTACTTCTATTTCGATACCGTCTAGTCTACGCCAGTTTTCACGCCAACGTTGCTCACACGCTGCCTCATGTGAGCTTAGTCTTTTATCTACTTCGGTGACGGTTGCTTTTACCATTTTACTAAACTATCCCACCTTTTTTCATAAAGCCCATTTTATTTCGCACTTTCTTTGGTAGGTTAGGCAAGCCTTTATTTCCTTCTGGAATAGGCTTTAGGACTTTACCTCCAGCTTCTAGTTTTTGCAGATCATCTACTAAACCACCTTTTTTATAGCGAACTCGACCGCCTTTCATCATTTTGACGATCCCGCCTTTTTCCATTCTAGCGATGGCTCCCATGTCTTCATCGCCCATACTTTTTCTTTTGTGCCTTGGCATAACTACCTCCTAGTCTTTTTTCAAGGATTTTAAAAATGTGACGGCAGCAGAAACTGTTGTAGTTATCTTCTCCCACCACGTTGGTTTGAAATATTTAATAATAAAAAGGACCGCAATGAGTCCTAAAATAATTGATAATACGTCCATAATTACCTCACTTAATTTGTATCAAAGGGTTGCTGGAATTATCCTGCTTGTCCTCTATCTTGTCTACTTTTTTAAATAAAATGTCTAACTCTGCACGTAAGGCTTTTATTTCTCCGCGTAAGATTATGACATCTTGTGTCAAAGCATTATCCGCAGTTTCTAAAGCTTTTAACTGCGGTGTGTAAGAAACACCAGATTTTTGTTCTACTGCTTCTAAACGAGCTACGTAACCCGCGCCGGCATAACCAAATCCTGCTATGGTGCTGACCAAAGCTGCTAACGCTATCACCTGTCCTAATCTATTCTTTATCCAGTCCATATTATAAATTTGGTTGTGTAGCTTTTATTTTAACAAGATTTTGATAATTTGCATCAAACAATTTAGTGTATCCTAAATCGTTATCTAATATTTTACTGTCTGTATATAAAGCTTTTGGTGCATACCAAGACTTATTATCAGGTATTACAGCATTACGATAATTATCAAAGCCCGGTACAAAATTTATAAAACTAATTAGTTTGTCTTCGTTACCATATTCGTTATCCGAAGTAATTCTTTCCTCTATAACTTCTTGAGCTTGTTCTTGTAAATTTTGCGCTACAATCTCATCAGCAATAGTATCTGCTTCTGAGCGCACCTCTAAGTCC